GATCCTTGACCAACAACACAATATATAGGCTCTGTAGGATCGTTTGTAGCGTATACCCAGTTTGTAGCATATCTATTGTTTGTGACGTCTTGTAGCGTTCCTGAACCGTTATCATATCGGAGAATACCTCCAATACTAACTGCTTTTGCATAGTTTGAACCACGAACTAATCTCATTCCTGTCGTTGCGTTTCTATACCATAAAGAACATGTCGTACGCGTGCTACCTGTATCAGCTTGTAAATCTTCATCATAAATAATACCTTGAGTAACACTTAGAGTCGATGTTGTAAAAGTAGCAGTTAATCCACTTTTATACATTGCTCCAATATTATTATGAGCCCAATTGTGCCAAGCTTTGTTGCGTTCGTGTCCGTGCCTTTCATCAGTTAGGGCATAGGTTGAGCCGTCTTTGAATACTATTCCCACTGGTATGTTAGTCCCAATAGTTAAGTCCCATACACTAATACTCTTTTGCAATACTCCCGCTGAATCCAAATAAATGTAAGTTATGGTCTGATCATTTGTGACAGTTACAGTTTGAGTATTAGTTAATACATGTTTGACACCCATTGTGTACACCGTGAACGATGTGGCAACTGGTTTCAATGTAACTACACCAGAACCGTTTATAGTAATTGAAGAATCAGTACGATTTACAAATCCTGCAAAAGTCTTGTATACGTCTGTGGTGCTGTTCTCCCATCTTGTCCCACTATACTTTAAAGTATCCCCCGATGTTAAACTACTTGTATATACATTGGATAAACGCTCAATAGTTGGCAAAGTACGAGATTGAACTGCTATTTGACCAGTCCCACTCTTCACTTTAACCATTCCAATTACCACAGTTGTGTTTGGGGCATCTGGTCTTGTTGTTCTGAATCCTCCTGCCACTGTATCTGAGAGATATAGAACGTCCCCTGCATTGTATGAATTAGTGTTAACTCCACGAACAGTCCCCATAACCGTCACGAATCCATCTTCATTATGAGGTATATCGTCTGTTGTTAAACCTAGATATTTCAAGGATGTTGACTCTGAATTGGCTTGAGCTTTTGCGATTGTTGGTCGGTTGCCTGTCGCTCCCGTGATATAAACCGGTGTACCATTATCTATTTGTGATCCAGTTTCATTACGAACCCTTGCCCATACTTCTTGCCCTATCTGATTTGTACTATTTGTAGTTGCATCGTATTCCCAGCATTTGTCAGTATTGTTCCACCTTAATCTACCAACCTTCGTGGTGCTTGTTGCTCCCGTGTTTGAGTCTATGTAGTCCACATCAATTATTCCAGCATCTTCAAAGGTTAAATCACCACTCATAGTATCGCCAATAATAGCAACTGCTCCTACCTCTGATGGAGTATAATTTGGCTTGGTAGGTGCTTTCGCCCATGCCGAAACAGTCGGATCAACTTCGGCAGTTAAGTAATTGCCAGCTGGTTGTAATCCTAAATCTGAAGATGTTTTGTTTCCTGTAAGTTCTACGGAATTTATAGACGGTTTATTAGATAAAGCAGTATAATCCGTTGTTCCACTGCTGACAGTTGAGTAATTACCATCATTTCCTAAATATTTACTACCATCACCTGTTGAAACTAATTTACCTACATTTGTTTTCTCACTCGAGCTTAAATGAATGTTTGAATCGGATATGTGAGATTGTATGTTTGAGTTTGCAGGTTCATAACTTCCTGCTGGTTGTAATCCCAAATTAGCAGATGTCTTATTACCAACTAATTCTACAGAGTTTATTTGGGGTTTGTTAGTAATTGTGGAATAATCTCGAGTTCCAATTGTTCCGGGGAATTGATAAGTGCCATCATCTGAGAGAAATAAAGTGCCATCACCAGTGATGTCTATAACGTCTGTAATATTATATAACTCTTGTATTTGTGCGGTGTGAGTAGCTATAATATCAGGATTATCTTCAGCAGTGATTGTTGAAATGTTGAGGGCATCATCAATGGTTAAATTATATTTTTGCCATTGTACTTTTACAGTCTCATCACCACTGAGGATCGTTGCCCAAAGTTGGAGTTCCAAAGTGCCAGCCAATGTTAAAGAATCATCTAATTCAATTGTATAACTTGTTTCTCCTGACCCAAGAGAATATTGTTTTGTTATTGTGCCATTCTGACAGTCCATAATAAAACTAAAATCTTCGTAATCCTCAGGAACTGCAATGTTTATTGATGTTCCTAAATTTTCATTGTCAAAACTATGTACTGTATTCTGATTATATACTGCTCCGTTGAGCAAATATGTCAAACTTAAATTTTTATACATTTTTTACTCCATCATTTTTTTATTCTCCGCTCACCAATTTAAAAACACGGCTTGCCAAAAATTTCTTTATCAATTTCATATACACATATAGCTTTTCTTGACAAGAAATTATCTTTAATTAATTGCGTTACAACGTGTTCTAATGTGTTTATTTTAATATCTAGTTCTACACAAATTTTATCTTTCAAATATTTAGGTATCATCACGATATTATCTTTGTCCATGTATTTTATGAATTGAAGTATAACCAAAAAACATTTTGAGGACATTTGATTCAAGTTAGTTAATTTATCAATATTTATTTTTATATAATTTTTATTGTACATTTATTTCTCCGCTTTCCAACAAATTAGTATCTTTTTCATTGTTTTCAAAAGCCGCTAAAGTTCGAAATGTTCTACCTTTTATTTGATTATAATCAATTTGCAACCTTAATCTTGATATATTTTGCCAATCACCTTTTGCAAAAAAGTAAGGATTTAGTTCATACAACCCTTTTTCCATACGTATCAAAATTTTGCCTTTTACTAAGTCCGTTAATACGTTATTTATAGATCTGATATTTTTTAAATTTAATTCTTTGGCTATAATTTTCTTAACTCCAAAACTAATACTTAACTGCATACCTTTTGTTTCTGTTGCGTAACATGTATGTCTTAACAATGCATAAAGTATATTTTCATGTCCTCTTGGCAAATCCGATAAAAACAAAACATCCTGCAAATATAACTTTATATAAGGCGGTTCATTACCCCATGAAAAAGTACGATTTACGCGTTGTTGCAATAATTCACCATGTTCATTTAATATTGAAGTCTCAATAGATTGGTTTATTCTAGGCATAATTTACCTCCATAACGATATCATATCCATCATATGATAAAAACAATAGTTTGTCAACAATATTATCATATTATTTCTGTACACCATATCATATTATGTCTGTGTATCATCTGATCAGATGATAAAAGAACATGGATCAGATGATAAAAGAACATGGATCAGATGATATCATCGACACCCCTCTAAGGAGCATCATTACTGGGCTGAAGGCACTTTTTTGGTCGTTTCAATTCTCTATATTATACACAGGCTGTTTTTTAGCCTAAATTACGACGAAGAAAAGAACGTACCACATGGATCGGGATGCATAATCATTGCGATGATCAAGCACCCTCCCAGTGGACAAAAAATAATTATTCAAATTTCAATCTTCACGTCTCATGCCAACCGAGACATCGGGGTGAGCTTGCGAATTTTGATGTCGGTGGACGGCAGCGTCATTCTCTTAAACCCAACTTCATCAAATTATCTCGAACATAGTACTGGAAAGCGTCGACTGTGTGGTCGGCATATTGATAACTATAATCTCTAGAATGAGTGTTGTAATAGATTTCTGTAGAAGGTAACTCTTTCTCCATTTTATCAGGTGTAGGCTTACCTTTCTCCACAGAATCTGCACACCACATATAGTTGGTCATCTCTTTAATAAACATCTGATTATTTTTATTATCTAAAATTCTGAACTTCCCTCGAGCAATAAAATCTTGAGAGAATTCAATTAATTCTTCTTTATCTTTACCTTTGTTGACAGGATGAAGTCTGATTCCATAATCTTTATAATACTGATTTCGCAATGCACCCTCTGCACTATCTATAGTTTCCATATCTACAGAGGTAGAGTATTCCCGCTGTAGAGCTACTCTAAAGCTGAATATATCTTTCGCTAATTCAGTAGGTGCTTTTTTGATTTGTTTCTCAGCTGGTGAGTAATAATATGTGTCTAATAAATACCAATTGCCATCGCTTGCATATCCAAAACATAAACAAGTTGTAGCTGAGGTTTGGTGTCCTGTATCAATACCAAAATCTAAATAAAGAATCCTTAATTTGTTATCTTTAATGTGAGTTTGAGTGACGATCTGTAATAAATCTGGATTGTATATTAAACCATCTATACCTATTACTTCACCTAGATAAATCCACCTATACCGCTTTTCATCATACTTCTTGAGCCTTTCAGCTTCTTCAATAAATGAATTACCCAACCAATCATGAGGAACTGCCCTATAATCTGTACTTGTTGCTTTTACACCATCTCTGTGACGTTGATTCTCAACCCATAAATTTACCCAGTGATAGCGATTCTTCGGTGGATTGTAGGAATAAAGTGAGATGAACCAATCCATATTTCCCCGAGAGAAAGTGGCTATGATTTGGTCTAGAATGTCCTGATTATCAAACTCAGTTAGCTCTTCAAACCAAACTATCTTTATGGGATTACTTTCGTCTATCATCCCTTTGAGGCGTTCATAATCATCGCCACCAGCAAAATAGATGTTGTTCCCATTTGCAAGTCGTATATACATTGGAGAGAGATAACACCAGTAATCCATCTCTTTAATTTGCCCAAGACGTTTTAAAGCTCTCAATATCTCTTTATATACACTGTTCCTAATTGTATTCTGATACCTTTTAAGTATGACTGCACTACAATTCTTTTCTTGAAGACAGTGAAACACAACTTTGATGGCATTCTTACTGGTTTTGGTTGATGCTCTTCCACCCAAGTCAATTTGATGAGGTTGCTTTGAGAGAAATGTACCCCAAAAATGAGGAGCAATTATTTCTTTCAATTTAATTTTATTTGTTGTTCCCATTTTTTATAAGTCACCCTTACTTTATGTTATAATACTACTGAGTGTTCTATAACATTCTTATTTTTCATGATTGAAAGGGCTCTTAAATTTATTTTATATAACATTAGAAGTGAGTGTAATGTGGATTTAATGCTTAACTAGGAAGTAGGTTTGGAAAAAAAGCTTTGAACTATATCTAATACCTCCTCTAGTATTTAATCATGGGATATTTCTCTGAAGCTGGCGTGTCTTTTATTGAATGAGTAATTGAAATTGCTCATTTATTTTACTTTCCAACTCTTTTATTTCGACTAATATGTCTTCGCTATTTCTGAGAGGAGTAAATTTGTAGAAATATCTAGTGAATGGAATCTCATAGCCGACTTTTGTCTTCTTCTCATCGATCTGAGCATCTGGTACATGGGGTAAAACTTCTCTAGCGAAATACTCTTTTATGTCCTCTTTCAGCGGGATTCTTTCTGTATCTTTACCATTAGTTTTACTATTGATAGTAATCTTGTGATACCCAAAATCTGCATTATCAAAGTCAATATAATCTTCATGAGTTTCAATCATCGAATAAACTTTGACAATATCTTCTCTGTTTTTATCGTTTATTAAATTTCGCTTGTTTCCCAGAGATTTTCTCATCTTCTCAAAGTAGGATATCCCATTTACTAGCCTAATCTTGCCTTTTCTTAAATCTGATTTACGATTTGAAAGTATCCAAATATATGTAGAAATGT